CTGTACGCTGCCCCTGATGCGGTCATCATCGACTCGGGGCGGCAGGGTCACGGGAAGCTGTTGTACGCGATGCCGTTCGGCCTGGCGCTGCCATCCAAGAAGATGACGGATAAGGACGCCACCACTGGCAAAGCCTACAACTATCTCGACTTCCGCTGCGGGACCACCGAGGGTCTGACGGCACAGGACATCCTGCCCCCGACGATCCACCCCGACACCCGTCAGCCGTACCGCTGGGCTGGCAGTGGTCACTGGTCCCGCTTGCCGGTGATCCCGCAGGCCTTGCTCGACCTCTGGCAGTCGCTGCTGGCCACCGACACCCGGGCACCCCAGACCGCGGTGCAGGAGGGCACGGAGAAAGTCGATTGGGATGAGATCGTTTCCGCATTGGGCGCAGTCGCCCCTGACTGCTCACGAGAGGAGTGGATCACGATCGGAATGGCGTGTCAGTGCGCTGGCGTCCTCAGTGGGGAACCGAACAGAGCGTTCGAGGTGTGGGACACATGGAGCAAGGGGTCTGCGACCAAATACCCCGGGCCTCGGGACATGGCAACCCAATGGAACTCGTTTCGCGCCGACAAGGGCAACCGGGTAACGCTGGGCTCGCTGTTCAAACTGGCTCGGGACGCAGGGTGGTCCAAGCCCATGCCCGACGCATCGACGTTCTTCTCGCCGTTGACCCAGATTAAGCACCCGGATCAGGTCATCACGGACATCCGCATCCCGCCCCCAGACCTCGACTTCGACCTTGTGCCGGCCGTGCTGCGGACCCGCGCCATGGAGATCAGCGAACACATCGGCTGTGACCCACTGGTGCCGCTCATGGCAGGCATGGCCGCGGTCTGTGGGGCACTCGACGCCCGCATCCGGCTGGAGTTGATGCCCGGGTTCAAGGTGCCCCCGGTCCTGTGGATCTGCTCCATCGGGGAGCCCGGGGACAAGAAAACACCAGGCTCGAAACCGATGTTCGAGATCCTGACCCAACTCGAACGCGAAGATGCCCCTCGATTCGCAAAGGCGGCAGTGGACTTCGAGGTCAACGAGGCTCGGTATGTCGTGGCCAAGAAACACCTCATCGACAGCGCCACGGCGCCCGAGGCGCTCCTGACCAACAGCCCCCTGCCCACCCTGCCACCGAACCCGGCAAAGCCCGTGCCGCTCAAGATCACGGTGCAGGACATCTCCTCACAGAAACTCGTGCGCCACGCCGCCGATCGTCCTCGGGGCCTGCTCTGTGCCCTTGACGAGATGGCGTCATGGGTGGAGAAGGTCTGCGACCCTCGGAGCGGGGACGACCGCAGCGCCTGGACGGTGGCCTACGAGTCGGGTAGGTACGAGATGGACCGGGTGGGCACGGGCACCACTCTCGCCGACAACTACGCGGTGGCGTTTTTCGGGAACCTGCAGCCGCGGGTCTTGCGTGAGAACTTCAAAGCCCTGTCCAAGGATGGACTGGTGCAGCGGTTCATCCCGGTGAACATCAGGCCTGAGATGCGCAAGCTGGGCCATCCGGTGCCCGAGTACATGACCAACAGCGCCGAGTACGATCAGGCGATCCGGGTGTGCTTCGGCCTGCCCCCGATGACCTACAGGCTCTCGGGTGCTGCCTACGACACCTATCGCGAGTTCCAACGGTGGTACGAGCGGGCGATGCAGGATGAGCGCATCCTCAAGGGCTCCGAGACGGTGCAGACGGCATTGGGCAAGATGGAGGGGCTGGTTGGGCGCATCGCACTCGTATGGCACTGCATCGAGGCTCCGTACTCGCTCGAAGTCTCGGAGCCCCTGATGCGCCGTGCCGTGGAGTTCGTGACCCGGTTCGTGATCCCGAGTCTGCGGTACACGTTCGACGGGGACTATGGTGGCGCCGTGGGGCTGGAGAAGTGGTGCGCGGAGTATGTGCTGCAGTACGCGGACGAGTCCTCTTTCACCCTTGGTCAACTGAAGCGCAGCGCCAGGCGCCAGATCGAGAACATGACCTCAATGGTGGCGCAGCAGCAGTTGCTCATCGCCATGGCCCCGCTGGAGGATGCGAAGTGGGTCGCTCGCATGGACGACGGTACGCAGGAGTTCAAGGGGATAGCGACGTGGGCCATCAACCCGGGCCTGAAGGAGTGGTTCAAGGACTACCGGGATCAGGTGACTGCGGCGAAGCAGCGGCGCCGGGACGAGTTGCACCAGGGTCCAAAGACAGAGCGGACCCGGGTGCCGGGGTACACGGGGCCTCGGGAGCCGGCGGCAGAAAAGAGGGTGGCGTGAGAAAGTGGGAGCGTCCCCGCCCCTGCTGGTGCTCGGGGTACTGGTTTCCGCATCGCCTGACGAGCGGGGCTTGCGAGCACAACCCGAACGTGGGCACACAGGTGCGCATCCTCGCCAAGCGCCACGGGTGGACCGACGAGGAGCGGCTCGAAGTCTTCATTGACCTGGCCCTCAGTACCCCGGGTGTCTTGGGTAAAGAGTGCCCGTTTTGACCAAAGCTAGTTAGCACCCACTAACCTGGCACCAAGAGGAGGGGGTCTCAGATCGAGACCCCCTTTTCCGTTTTCCAGAACTTCAAAAGTACCCGGGAAAATGCCTTTTGGGTACGAGGTTCGCCCTATACGGCCGACGAGAGCCACGCCGGGATCTCGGGATCGGGCGATTCTGGGGCCTGTGGCGCGTTTTCGGCCTGGGTGGCACTAGTACCCTTAGCCGGCCGGCCACGGCGCCGTGGCGCTGATTCCGGCGCATTCTCGCGGGCCTCACGCATCAACTCCAGATGGATGCGCTGCGAATCATCCTGTACCCGTTTCAACACCTCGATTAGGCGCAGGGGTGCAGCTTGCAGGGCCCGGGTGCCGTTGATCCACTTCTTGAGGGTATGTACCGGGATGCCCAGGTAATGCGCCATGGCGGCCTCAGACAGTCCGAGGTCAGCTTGCCATTGTTTCAGTTCATTGGGGGTCATGGTTTCGATTCTCCAAAAGGTTACCCGGGCGCCTGGGCCCGGGTTTGTGGGTTAGGGTTGACTGGTGCCTATTCGCCGTTCTGTGCGGTCTCCTGGATCATTTCCAGACCTTCACGAATGGCGCCGAAGTCATGAGAATCAATGATCCCTGCCGCCAGTTTGCCGATGGTGCGCAGGTCGGCCACCCGGGCCCGGAGCCTATCGGCCACCAGTCGCAGGTGTGGGGATTCACAACCCTCGCAGGATCGCAGGACCTCGGAGTCGGTCATTGTGTGGTGTAGGAACATGGTTACCTTTCGATGTCTACGATCAAGCCCTCGACCACACTTTTGCCGACGAACAACGTGCCGATATTGGAGTAGATTCGGCAATAGACCCTGCGCCATTTGCCGTTGACCTGCACCATGTATTCCGTAGGGATCCGTGCACCATAGCCCGATGCGGTCCAGGACAACCCGCGACGATGGTGCGCCATGGGCGAGTGCTTCGCGGGTACAGATTGGGGGTTATGGTAATCCGCGAGTGTGCGAGTAGTTGCGTGCATGGTTGTCAGCTCCAAAGTGTGGAATAGGGATCCGCGACAGCCAGTTCGGCTATGTCGCGTGGCAGGGACGGGTAACGCTTGTAAAGCTTGTCCACCTCGGAGATGAACTGGTCGGCATCATCCCCTTGCATGAAAATATCCTCCTCGCCCGGTGCACTGATGCATACAGTGGAGTATGCTGAGTCGCAGTCAACCGATACGCCAGCTTCACGGGCCCGGGTTGCGATGTCCCAAAAAATGCGGGTTGCCTTAGTTGGTTTGGCCATGGTTCACATCTCCTTCACGTTCGAGTAGTTCTCACGATAACGCTGGATGTCGGCGTCGGCGGCGAACTCCACAAACCAGCAGACACATGCGCCTACTGCGTCCCACCGATCACACCCGACACTGCGCACGGCGAATCCAGTTTTCTTGGCAACCTTGCGCATAGCGCCACGCTCGGACGATGCCGACACAATGAAACGATTGACCCAACAGTAGTTCGCTTCACCGCCAAAGGTGTCGGTCATTTCAACGAAGTAGTGGTTTTTCATCGAAACCACCTCCGCGCAATACTGGTGCCGAGTTCACGGCGCGCAGTTTTGCGGATCATCTCGCCTGAGCGTTGCGGATCATTAGCACGCATCCAATCCCAGACAACAGACGACAACAGACGACACACTGCAGGTCGGTATTCCGTGCACCAATACTGCCCGGTGCAGTAGTCAATCGCTACCGTGCCATCATCGCGCACCACAATCGACAATCTGCCACCATTGTCAGCAGCATTCAGGATCATATCTGCCGTGATCGAATCATGCCACTCAACGTAGCGAAGCATTGCGCGCGCATGCTGCAGGTCTTTACCAATCGATCGCATTTCCGAGCGATAGGCAGTCCAATCGCCATAGTTGCCGAATTCCAAACCCGGGCGCTGCCGGATGAAGGCATCAAGGGCTGCAACGATTGTGGATTTATCAACCATGATAGAAGCTCCTATTGTCGATCGCATGCGACAACACAGTACGGACCTGCACGAGTGCCATGCGCCGCGCAGTCTTCGAATTGACGCCGAGCCGGCGCCGGAAACACCGGGTGCAATGGTCCACGGCAAACGCGAGTCCGTGAACCTTGTAGTTGTCGATCACCATCCATGGTTTCATAACGATCACCTTTACGGGTTACAGGTCGGATTGACCCCGATTGCCGACTACGTGAATCGGCAATCAGGAGAATCAGACACCCATGGCGCACATGAGATCAAGGTAATCAGGATGGGTGTCAACCTCAAGGTCGGCGGCTTGCTTGCGCAATGCCATGACGCTGCGATGTGTGCGGGCGCTGCGGATCAAGGTGCACAGGGACCGTGCGACAAGATCACGATGCCCGAGTCGTGCCCATGTGTAGAGTTTCAGGACTTCGCGTTTTTCGGATTGGTTCATGATGGTGGCCCTTCGAGGTTTACGAGTTTAAGTGCTGACAGGATTAATCATGCCCCAATGGGTTATTGTGTCAATAGGGGCAAGTGAAATAAAGTGTAACACAATGGGTTTATTTGATGGTGCGATGGTTCACGGGGTCAATGGGGTCACGGGGTCACGGGGTCACGGGGTCAATGGGTTTGTAAGGTTCGCGTAAGCATGTGACAAAGTGACCGGAAAACGACACGAGGGTTTGAACAATTCGTAGAAAAAAGAAGGTTTTAACAAATGAATCGCGCCCATAGTCACAGCGTCACAGCCCCTCGGTGTCACATTGTCACATCGATCCAATGGGTCATTCTTGTGACAATGTGACAAGACGATGGATTAACCCGGCCCATTGGATCAGTGTTCAATGGGTCACTGTGACAATGTGACAAGCCCTGAACCATGGCGCAGCGCATCCGATGACCCATTGGGCCAATCCTGCAGCTCGGGCTCGATGGAGCAGAGGATCGATTGACCCGATGGGTCGGTGCCGTAGGTGGTGGGCTCGATGGGTCAGGGATGCTCGGACCCCGGGGGGCGGGGCCCCAGGCGGCTGGCGGCGCGGTGTCGAGGGTGGTCACCCGAGAACCCCGAGAACCTGCGAAACTAAAAACCCATTGTCCAAAATTATTCACAACCCCATCAGAATCAGAAACCCATTGGCACAGATATCCACCTCCCTTGCCACCCCACGAGAACCTGTGATATGCTGATCCGATGACCGCCCAGCCCCATCAGCACAGCGAGCCCCAACTCGAAAGCCAGTCGCTCCCTGACTGGTTGGCGCCGGCCGTCACGAACTATGTCATCGACCTGAAACTGCGCCGGCAGGCACGCGAGGCACAGCGAGCCCTGGACGAGATCACCTACGAGGCCCTGTTTGACGAGTTCCTCGATGCGGTGCGGGAGAACGGCCTTGGGGTGCGGCAGTTGTTTGACAACGACCCGCGAGCCCCGGACCTGAAGCGGTTTGTCGCGTGGGTCATGCGCGACGAGAACCGCAAGGCGCAGTACTACGAGGCGCAAGCCATCGGTGCCGAGGTTCTGATGATCGAGACCCCGTTGATCGCCGATGCGTCGGACTCGTTGGAGGACGTGAACCGCTCCACGCTGCGGGTCAACACTCGCAAGTGGCAGATGGGTGTGTGGAACAGGAAACGGTTCGGTGACGTGAAGCAGATTGACCAGAACGTCACCATCGACCTCAGTGGCGCCATGCAGGCGGCGCAGGAGAGGCTGGATCGGGCTCGGACGGTTGATGCGCCTGTGAGGAGGATCGATGCCACCTAAAGTCCAGATGGTCAGCACCCCGGACAAGGAGCAGGCCCTCATCACCGAACTGCTCCAGTTCAAGTACGACCCCGAAGGGTTCGCCCGGTATGCGTTCCCCTGGGGCGTGAAGGGCACACCGCTGGAGAAGATCCAGGGACCGCGGTCATGGCAGATCGGCGAGTTCCGCCGCATCGCGGACCACCTGCAGCTGGACATCGAGAAGGCCCGCATCGGGCTACCCTCGTCGCCCCTGTACGTGGCCCTGTCGTCGGGCCGGGGGATCGGCAAGAGCGCATGGCTCTCGATGCTCGACCTCTGGGTGCAGTCGTGCTGGATCGGGAGCACCACGATCGTGACGGCCAACACCGAGACGCAGCTTCGGTCAAGGACGATGGCGGAGCTTGGCAAGTGGCACACCATGGCCATCAACCGCCACTGGTTCGAGAAGTCCTCCATGTCCATGCGCCCGGCACCCTGGTTCGCTGAGTTGGTCGAGACCCAGCTCAAGATGGACACGCAGTACTACTACGTCGAGGCGCAGTCGTGGTCCGCTGAGAACCCGGATGCGTTCGCCGGGGCACACAGCCAAATCGGCATGATGGTCCAGTTCGACGAGGCGTCGGGCATCCCGGACCCCATCTGGCAGGTGACCGAGGGGTTTTTCACGGACATGGCGCCGCTTCGGCTGTGGCTGGCCATCTCGAACCCGCGGCGCAACACCGGCAGGTTCTTCGAGTGTTTCCACAAGGACCGGGGGTTCTGGGATACGAAGTACGTCGACTCGCGCACGGTCGAGGGTGTCGACGCCGGGGTGTACCAGCGCATCGCAGACAAGTACGGGGAGGACCACGATGTCACGCGAATCGAAGTCAAGGGGCAGTTCCCCCGCACCGGGTCGAACCAGTTCATCGGGCGTGATGTGGCGCAGGCCGCAGCGGAGCGCGACTTGGTGCCCGATGACGGCGCTCCCCTGCTCATGGGTATTGACGTTGCGCGGTTCGGAGATGATGAATCCGTCTTCCGTTTCCGTCGAGGCCGTGATGCTCGATCGGTCAAGCCCATGCGGTTTCGTGGCAAGGACACCATGGCCCTCGCCACTGAGGCCGCCACTGCCATCGAGCGTCTGAAGCCCGATGCCGTCTTCGTGGACGGCGGTGGCGTGGGCGGCGGGGTGGTCGATCGGCTCAAGATGCTCGGGTACAGGGTCATCGAGGTGCAGTCGGGCGAGGCGGCGCATGACCCGGACAAGTACCTCAACCGCCGAGCCGAGATGTGGGGCGAGATGCGCGACTGGCTGGTCTACGGGTGCATCGACAACGACGACTCGCTCATCGACGACCTGACCGGCCCCGAGTACGCACTGCACCTCAAGGGGCAGATTAAGATCGAGGGCAAGGACGCGATGAAGAAGCGCGGGCTGGCGAGCCCCGACGATGGGGACAGCTTGGCCCTCACGTTCGCGGAGCCCGTGAGTCGGATGGACAGCAACACCGCTCGTCGGATGAACCGGATGCGGGGAATGGTGGCCGAGTCGTCCTACGACATCTTCGCGGACGTGTGATATAGTGCCGCGAACTACGACCGGAGGTGTACTTTGAGCGGCCTCTTTGGAAGCAAACCTAAAATCCCCGCCCCCGCCCCCGCGGCCGTGACCCCCACCGTTGCGACTCCGGCGGTCCAGGCAGCGTCTGACGCCCAGCGCATGCGGGCCCGTGCGGCCTCCGGGCGTGCTGCCACCATGCTGACCAGCACCGAGGAGCAGTCCCAGACCCCCATGACCGCGACCAAGAAGCTCCTTGGGATGTAACGTGTGGCCAGCCTCTACATCACCGAGTTCCAGGCCAGCGGTAACGCAGAGTCAGGGGCGCAGCTTCAAGTCGGCGTGCAGCCGGCTGTTGCGATGCAGAAGGTTTCCTTCACCACCAGTACCCAAAGTGCCGAGTTCGACGAACGGACCCGGTTCATTCGCCTGCATGCTGACGCCGACTGCCATGTGGTGTTTGGGTTTGACCCCACGGCGACCACTAACCACATGCCCATGTTGGCCGACTCGACCGAGTACTTCGGTGTGTTCCAGCAGGGGCTCAAACTCGCGGTAGTTGCCGCATAGGAGAACCCATGGCAAAAGCAATCCCCGACGCAATCCTCGACAAGACCCTTGACGAGATCGCCACAGCCACCCGCATGGTCCTGTGCAGCGCACAGCCGACGACCTACACCGAGGCCAATGCGACCTACGCGCTGGCCGATGTGACGATGGCCGGCGGCGACTTCACCAAGGCCAACGGCGACACCTCTGGACGCAAGGTCACTGTGGGCGCGAAGTCCAGCGTGCTGATCGACACCAGTGGCACGGGTAACCACATCGCTCTGGTTCGCGTGTCGGACACGACCCTGATCTACGTGACAACCTGCACCTCGCAGGCGGTGACGGCGAACGGGTCCAACACGGTCAACTTCCCGGCGTGGGACGTTGAGATCGCTGATCCGGCATAAGGAGCAATCATGCTGACCACACAACAAGCCGCAACGCTCAAGGCGTTCATCCTGGCAGACCCGGTGCTGTCCACGTTTCCGATGAACTCTGACGGCTCATACGCCATTGCGGACCTGCTGAACAAGCCCGCCGCTCCTGCGTTCATCGTCTGGAAAACCGATGTGAGCATTGACGAAATCATGCGCAACGGCATGGATTGGGCGCGGGTGGACAACCTCTCTGTCGGCAAGGCTCGCATTTGGGATTGGCTTGGGCGATTGGGCACGATCAACGCGGCAAAGGTCAACGTGCGGGCGGGGATCGATGCAACGTGGGTGGGAACGGCTGCGGACCTCGCGGTGAGGGCTGCTGTCTACACGCACTGCAAGCGCCCTGCGACGGTGCTGGAGAAGTTGTTTGCCACGGGAACGGGTAGCGATGCCAGCCCTGCGACGATGATGATCGAGGGCGCTATCGGATATCAGATGGTTGATGAGGCGAGGGCTTCGTAATGGCTACCGCAACCGTCAGCTATAGCAGCAATACCGCGATCACGATGGACCTTGCCAATCTGGCGAGCTCCTCGACGTTCCTCGCTGGCCGGGAATCGACGCAGATCGACAACACGACGAACAAGTACATGGATGCGCTTGTGTCGGGGCAGATCAGTGTCGGCACGACGCCCACGGCAAACACGCAGATCGTTGTCTATGTGTGGGGCGCTGACACCTCGCTAGCTACCACTGCGCTTGATGTGCTGGACGGCACCGATTCTGCGGAGACGCTGACCAACACCGGCATTCTGGCGAACTTGCGGGTTGGCGCTGTGCTCCCGGTGCTGGCGACGACTTCTGACATCGCCTATCTGGTTCTGCCATTCAGCGTGGCGGCGCTATTCGGTGGCGTGCTGCCGAAGTTCTGGGGGCTGTTTGTGGCGCATAACACAGGCGTGAACCTGCGCAATAACAGCGTGAACACGAACAGCCTGGAGTACGTCGGAATCAAGTACGACGTGGCGTAATGCTGCAACTTCGCAAGCCTTGGCAGCGGCAGCCGCAGGGGACGGCGGCAAGCGTTGATTGGTCAAACCCGCTTACCAGGGGACTGCGTCTTGCCGTAATTGGCGGCAGTCCGCAAAACATCGTTACCGGCCAGATGCCGGCTGGCATCAACAGGCTGTCCAGCGGTGTCGCTTCAGAGGGGCAAGTCTGGACGGGTGACGCACCCAGCGGCACTATTAACTCTCGTGGCATCGTTTTTCCGTTTGACGTATCCGGGGCCTTAACGGTGCATACCATTGTGCTGCGGTCTGCGAGTGTCAACGACGCAGACTCTTCCCGAATCGCGACGGTTATTGGCAATCTTGACAACGGGCAGGCCAATTTCTGGCATCTAAATTTAGGCAACGGTTTCGGCGCTGCTGGCGACGACAACAAGCCGAGGTTTAGTTTGTCGGCGGCTGGCGTCGGGACGATCTATGCAGACGGAATAGCGCTTTCCGGGAACAACCCGGCCACGACAGCACTGACAAATGGGCAGTGGTACCGCATGAGCGCAGCAAAGCCAGCGGGAGCGACGGATACCAGTGGCACAAATCGGATATCAATAGGTGGGCAAAGGTCTAGCGGCGGGGCTTATTACGGGTTAAACGGATCAATTGCGCTTGTCTTGCTGTGGGATCGGGAACTTTCAGCGGTAGAAATTGCGCAATTGACGCGGCGAGAGTACGAACTCTTCGCCCCCCGCTCCATATGGGTGCCAGTGTCTGCGGGTGGTGGCGGCGCGACCAACCTCACGGTCCAAGACGCCACCCACGCGCACACCGCTGACAGCCCGACGCTTACGGTCACCACCTCGACCAGCCTGACGATTGCCGAGGCGCTGCACGCACACACTGCGGACAATCTGACAATCACCGTCGCCACCACCCTGGCCGTCCAGGAGGCGCTGCACGCACACACGGCCGACAACCTGACCGTCAGCACCACTGGCGCAGTCAGTCTCACGATTCAGGATGCCCCGCACGCGCACACCGCTGACGCCCTGGCGCTCACGCTGGATACTGCGCTGGCGATCGCCGACGCCACGCACGCCCACACCGCCGACAACATCACGCTGGGCGGTCTGTACACAGACTTCGAGCTCATTCTCAAGATCCTGAGCAACCGACAGGAATTGAACGCAGCCACTGGCACCTTCACGATCTACGACGATGACTCTGTGAGCGTGCTGTTCACCGCAAGCGCTTGGGCAGACGCCGCGGGCACAGTTCCCTACTCGGGCGGCACTCTGGGGCGCATTGATGCGTTGGCTTGATGGCGACCGAGGCCGACATCCTCGCAGTTCTGACCGGCCGCAAGCAGTTTGACGGCAGGCAGTGGCGAGTCTATGATTCGGGTGGTACGGAAATTGCGGACGCCGGTGGGGTATTATGGAAAGGTGTCCACGGGGCGCTGTTGTGGAACGTCAATTCCACCCCACTCGCCCGCCACCGCAGACCCTCGGGGGTCTTTCTATTCGGGCAACTCGGCAACCGTGATCCGAGATACTGAGGACTGATATGGCCGCAATCACAACCACTGGCACCCTGACTGCAGGGAACTCCCGCACCTTTGACTTGGCGCCCGGGTCCGCGTTGACCCTGACGCTGCTGCCCAACTGCCGCGTCACCGTCACCGAGACTCCCGAGACCGTCAGCGCCTCGGATGCCGGGGGCAACTCGCCACGGACGCACAACCACCAACTCGCGGGGGTCGTGACCTACGGACCCTATGCGATGGGTGGGTCGGTGGTTGTGGACAACGCCTCGAACTCGGGGAGTTCGGTGGCCTGGACGCGCAAGGACACCGTGGTGTCGACATCCAGTGATGGCACATCCCTGGTGTCAGGGGATCGGAATTACCTGCTGATGGCTGACCGATCCAAGCGCGGGGCCTTTGCGGGAACGCAACTTGACATCCTTGGGGGCACTTGGGCTGTCACGCAGACGGCCAGCTCGCCCTCTGCTGTGCGTTCCAGTACCTACCCGATTCGGACGCAGCCCGGCGTCACGCCGCTGCTTGTAACTGGCACAAGCACGGCGGGGTCGCAATATGTACGGGTCACGCAGGCGCTGGCATCCTCGTTCGTCAATCGCGAGGTCGCAGTAACGATCCCTGTGTTCATCCCTGACCACACGAAGGTTGCATCAGTGTCGATTTTGCTGTCGTCGGACAACTTTGCGTCGAAGTTCTGGCAGGCCGTCTATACGCCCGAGTTCTCTGGTCTGCACATGATCGGCTTGAGTGAGCGCATCACGCAAGGTCTTGCCGGCGGGCAGCAGTACACGGGAAGCGGCGGCATCGGGACCGAGGAAGCCATCACCAACATCCGCATCCAGATGACGCTGGCGAACACCGTTACCGGCTCTATTTCGATTGGACAGCCAATTGTCGGAGCGAAGAAGAAAGCGCAGATTTTGATGTCCGTGGACGATGGCGAGGCGCTCATCATGCGTCGTTTGGACTCCGCGCTGCCATTCTCGCCCTACGAGTACGCCACGCGCTGCGGCATCAAGTTGTCGTTTTTTCTGATCCCTGCGCTGCTGAACACGGCGAACTACCTGACCACCGCTGATGTCGCCCGGATCGTGGCGGACGGCCATCGCGTCTACCCGCACGGGGCAAGTGATCTGTCCGGGCTGGCAAGCGATGCGGCCCGCCGTGCCGATGTCGAGGCCAACATTGCGGGCCTGGAAGCGCTTGGCATCACCCGTAGCGACCTGCTGAAGTGCTACGCATACCCCAACGGGGTGTATGAGGTTTCGTCTGGAGACACGTCTATTTTCCAAATCATGCGAGACGCGGGGTTTGTGCTGGCCCGCACGGCGTCACGCAGGGCGCAGATTCCGGTGCAGTGCGGGTTCCACCGACAGTACACGCTGCCGATCCTCGGGTATTACGAGGACATCGCGGCGGCTGGCGGCGAAACTGCGGCAGAGGCGGTCAAGCTCATCAACGACCTTGTGATGGTTGGCGGGCTTGGGGTGTTCACGTTCCACAAGTTTGTGGTTGGCACGCCCACCGTCAATTTGGAAATCAAGCAATCCGAGTTCATCACGATGTGCGACCAGATCGCGGACAACATGAACGGCGGTGCGCTGGAGTCTGTGACGCCGCATGACCTGGTGACGGAATACGGCCTGTCGGTGCCGACGATTGGCAACCTGTAATTCCATCCCCTGCCGGTGCACATAGGAAAAGACCATGAACCGAATCGAAGAACTCTGCGCCAAGTACAAGAGCCTCAAGGGTGCCCGCGGTAACTGGGAAACCCACTGGGAGGAAATCGCCGAACGAGTGCTCCCGCGGCAGCGTGGCTTTGTGGGTCAGCGCACGGACGGCGAGAAGAAGTCCGAGAAGATTTTCGACTCCCGGCCCCAGATCGCCCTGGACCGATCGGCAGCGGTCATGGACTCCATGCTCACGCCGCGCCAGTCCAAGTGGCACAACCTTCGCACGACCGACGAGTCCCTGAATCGGCAGTTCGCGGTGCAGCAGTGGTTCTACCAGGTCAACAACATCCTGCACGCGGCCCGCAACTCCCCGAAGGCCAACTTCGCCGGCCAGAACTTTGAGCGGTGGATCTCGCTCATGGCGTTTGGCACCGGAAGCCTGTTCACCGACTTTCAGCCTGGCACCGGCCTGCGGTATCGCTGCATCAACCTCCGCGACACCTATTTCCTTGAGAACCACCAAGGGATCATCGACTCGGTGTACCGGTGCTTCAAGTTCACCGCTCGTCAGGCGGCGCAGAAGTGGGGTGTCAACGAGTTGCCTGAGAAGGTCGCCAAGGCGCTGGAGAATCCGAACCGTCAAAACGACCAGTTCGAGTTCCTGCATGTCGTGGTGCCGCGCACCGACTACAACTCCGACCGGGTGGACGCCAAAGGCAAGCCGTGGGCCTCGTACTACATCTGCATGGACGGTCAGAAGCAGATGGGGCAGGAGGGTGGGTACAACAGCTTCCCGTACAGCATCGCCCGCTACGTCACGGCGCCCGAGGAGGTCTACGGGCGCTCGCCGGCCATGACCGCGCTGTCCGACATCAAGATGCTCAACGAGATGTCCAAGACCGACATGCGTGCGGTCCACAAACTCGTGGACCCGCCGATCCTGCTGCACGATGACGGCATCCTCGGCGGCGGGGCGATGACGGTCAACATGCGCCCGGGTGGGCTGAACCCCGGAGGCGTGGACCGCAACGGTCGGGCGCTGATCCAGCCGTTCAGCACGGGCGCCCGGGTCGACATCAACGAGCAGAAGATGGAGCAGCGCCGCGCCGCTATCGACGATGCGTTCCTCGTGAGCCTGTTCCAGATTCTCGTGGAGACCCCGCGCATGACCGCCACCGAGGCGCTAATTCGTGCTCAGGAGAAGGGGATGCTTTTGGCCCCGACCATGGGGCGTCAGCAGTCCGAGTGCCTCGGGCCGCAGATCGAGCGCGAGATCGACCTCCTCATGTTCCACCGCATCCTGCCCCCGATGCCGCCTGAACTGGTGGAGGCCGGGGGCGAGTACGAGATCGTCTACGACTCCCCGATGTCGCGGATGCAGCGGGCCGAGGAACTCGTGGGTGTGCAGCGCACCATGGAACTGCTGGCCCCGTTTGCCCAGATCGACCCGAGCGTCCTCGACGTCTTTGACCGTGACGCACTGGCCCGCCTGACGGCCGAGGTCTCCGGCGTCCCGACGCCTGTGCTGCGCAGCCAGGATCAGGTCGACGCGATTCGGGCCCAGCGGGCCGAGCAGGAGCAGATGGCCGCGATGGTCCAGGCGGCGCAGCCGATCGCTGGTGCCATGAAGGACGCGGCGCAGGCGAACCAGTTGCTGCAGGGCGCATGAACCTCAACCCCCTGACGCTCATCCGTGGCCGAGCCTACCGGGCCACGTTCAACAATCCACAAGGTCGTGCGGTTCTGGCCGACCTGCGGCGCTTCTGCCGGGCATCCGTGCCCACGGCAGACGTGAACAATGTCCAGACCACCTACCTCCTTGAAGGCAGGCGCGAAGTGTGGCTGAGGATAGTCGCGCATCTGAACCTGACCGACGAGGACATCATCAACTTGATCGAGGAAGAGAACTGATGGAACGAATCGAATCCCCACGCACTGATGACAACGCAATCGAACAGGAAATCGTCGCCAAGGGCCTGACCGCTCCGCGTGTCACACCTGCCGACATCGAGGCAAACATTGCCAGCGAGCACTACTTCACCGCTTATGGCGGCGCCGAGTACGCCCGCATCACCCGCGACGAACTAAAGGACAGCGATGCGCTCAAGATGCTGACATTCTGCGTCCTAGTTCTGCGCAACGGCTTCACCGTCACCGGCGAGTCGGCATGCGCCAGCCCGGAGAACTTCGACGCCGAACTGGGGCGCAAGATCGCCCACGCCAACGCGGTCACGAAGATCTGGCCGCTGATGGGCTACGAGTTGAAGGAGCGGCTGTACCAGCGCACACAACCTGCCGCCGCTCCCGTCTGAACCCCTCAACCCTGCTGAGGCCTCATGAAATTCAACCGCCACCGCTACCAGAACGACACCCCAGGCGACACCGGCACCGGCCCCGAGCCGACGCCGGCACCAGCCCCTGCGCCAACGCTGTCAACAAGACGTGGCCGCTGATGGGCTACGCACTCAAAGAAAAACTCTCAACTTAACCAAGGATTCCCCAAATGAGTGACACGCATTTTATGCAACCGAAGATTACTGGTTATCGCCAACTGAGTGAGGCCGAAGTGGCGCTGATGAACGAGGGTAAGGCGTTGGCTGCAGCATGTGGCGACTACATCGCCAAACTGCGTGCGACCACTGGTCTGGATCAGCGGTGGATCAGCATTGGTGCAACTGACATGCAAACCGGCTTCATGGCCGCCATTCGCGGTATCGCGCAACCGACGACGTTTTAACCAAGGATTCCCCAAATGAGTAATGCTGCTGCCGCCCTGCTGGGCGATAACGGTGGCGCTGGAGCCGGTGCCACCGGTGCTGGTGCTGCGTCTGCTGGTGTCGCATCCACGGCACAATCGAGCTCCGGCTCAGTCTGGACCGCTGCGTTCGACGAGGACACGAACGCCTACGTGAGCAACAAGGGGTGGAAGGAACCCCAGGACCTCCTGACCTCGTACCGCAACCTCGAAAAGTTTGCCGGTGGTGCCAAGAACCTGCTCGAACTGCCGCCCGAGAACGCGACCCCCGAACAACTCGACGCCTTCTACTCGAAACTCGGCCGACCGGGCAACCCCGACGAGTACGGGCTCGAAGCGCCCGAGGGTGGCGACCCGGAACTGACCAACTGGTTCAAGGGCACCGCGCACAAGTGGGGCCTCACCGCCGCGCAGGCCAAGGCTCTGTACACTGAGTGGAACGGCATGTCCGGGTCCATGCAGGAGAAACTGCAGGCCCAGAAGGCGCAGGAGGCCGAAACGGAACTCAAGGCGCTCAAGGGTGAGTGGGGTCAGGCCTACGACCAGATGGTCGGCGCCGGCCGGCGTGCTGTGCAGGCACTAGGGCTCGACGCTGCCCGCCTCTCGGCCTATGAGGAGAAGCTGGGTACGGGCGAGATGCTCAAGTTGTTCGCCACGCTCGGGTCCAAGATGGGCGAGGACTCCTTTGAGGGTGGTCGCAGTGAGTCCGGGTTCGGCGTGACCCCCGCCCAGGCGCGGCAGGAGATCGCCGACCTCAAGATGGACAAGTCGTTCATGGACAACTACCTCAAGGGCAACCCGGACGCAGTGAGCAAGATGCGCCGACTCATGGAGCAGGCGCATGCTGGAGCCTGACTTCGCCCGGCTTGAGATCGTGAAGGTGATGGCTCCATTGTCCAGTCGTCACGGGCTCACGACTGATGAACTGGTGAATACTTGCACACGACTGGAAAAATATGTGCTAGGATTCGCCCCAGTTGGGGACATGCCGACCCCGACTACCCGGAAAACGCTGACCAAGCCCGTCAAGGACAACTCGGTTCCAAGTTTTCTGAGCCCATGACCCCGCCTTTCGGTGGACAAGTCGAAACAAGCCTCGGCCATTTGTTTCCATTTGACACCGAAAGGACTGAATCATGAGTTTCCAAGTCACTACGGCGTTTGTACAGCAGTACACGACCAATGTCGGTCTTCTGCTGCAGCAACGCGGTTCCAAGTTGCGCGATGCCTGCACCGTCGGTTCCTATACCGGCAAAGCAGCCAAAGCCGTCGAGCAGATCGGTGCAGTCACGGCGCAAGCCCGCACCAGTCGTCACGCCGACACCCCCCTGATCTCCACGCCGCACGATGCCCGCTGGGTCTTCCCCACGGACTATGAGTGGGCTGACATGGTGGACGACCAGGACAAGCTGCGCATGCTGATCGACCCGACCAGCCCCTACGCCGTCAACGGCGCCTACGCCCTGGGCCGTGCTCTGGACGACCTCATCATCACGGCTGCCCTGGGTACGTCGATGACTGGTGAGAACGGTTCCACCTCCACCGCCTTCGCCACGGCCACGCAGCAGATCGCTGTTGGCGGCACCGGCCTGACCATTGCCAAGTTGCGCCAGGCCCGTCGCATCCTGATGGCCAACGAGGTCGATGTCTCCATGGACCCGCTGTACATCGCTGTCACGGCGACACAGTTGGACGAACTGCTCGGCACGACCGAGGTCACGTCCTCGGACTACAACACCGTCAAGACTCTGGTCAGCGGTGAGATCGACACGTTCCTCGGCTTCAAGTTCATCCAGTGTGAGCGCCTCGGGGTCGATGGTTCTGGCGACCGCCGCTGCATCGCATGGGCCAAGAGCGGCATGCATGTGGGCATGTGGAACGACATCAACACCAAGGTCAGCGAACGGGCCGACAAGTCCTACGCCACCCAGGTGTACGTCAAAGGGACCTTCGGTGCCACCCGCACCGAGGAAAAGAAGGTCGTGGAAATCATCTGCAACCTGTGATAAGGAGCACACGACATGGCACGCACATACGCAAATGAAGTCGCCGGGTTCGGCACGACCCCTGAGACCAAGGCCGATGGGGGCATTCACGGTGGCCGTCTGCGCCGCTTCCGCGCCTCGTTCACCATGGCGGCGCAAGCCTCCGGTGACGACATCGTTCTGGCCAAGATCCCGGCCGGCTACCGCTTCGCCTTCGGCATCATCAACGCCTCGGCGACGATGGGGGGCACGGCAACGGTGGCCATCGGTATCTCGGGCGCCACGGGCAAGTACCGCACGGCGGCAATTTTCACCGCTGCGGCACCGACCCTGTTTGGCAACAGCACTGCGGCCGATGACGACGCCCTGACTGCCGAGGAGACCGTGCTTCTGACCATCGCAGCCGCATCGCTGCCGGGCTCGGGCACGGGCTACGTGGACCTCTACTACTCGGCACCGTAAGGTCGAGGTCACGGCGTGGCGAGCGTCATTGACCTTTGCAACAAGGCCCTGGACAAGCTGGGTCAAGGTGCGATCACAAGCCTCGGGGACAACACCAAGTCCTCGCGGGTTTGTGACCGCTCTTGGCCCCTTGTTCGGGATCAGGTTCTGCGGGATCACCCGTGGAACTTCGCGGTCAAACGCTCCGTCCTTGCCTCCAGTGAAACAGCCCCCGCGTGGGGCTTTTCCGCTCAATTTCCGCTCCCTGCCGACTGCCTCCGATTGATCGAGGTCCGTGACCTCTCGACCGGCGAGTATCAGGTGGAGGACGGCCACATTCACGCCAACGCCACGGTCCTGTACATCCGCTACATCAAGCGGGTCACGGACCCCAATGTCTACGATTCGCTGTTCGTCGACACTGCCGCCACTCGCCTGGCCGCAGAGATGTGCGAGGCGTTCACCCAGAGCACCCAGAAGAAGCAGGCGCTGTTCGAGGAATACTCGGACAGCATCACTCGCGCAAAGCGTGTGGACGCCCAGGAGAACCCGCCTGCGGAGTTCGAGGAGGACGAGTGGGTTCTGGCGAGGTACTGACCCATGAAGGCCTCTCCATCCCAGACCTCATTCAACGCGGGGGAACTGTCCCCGCTGCTCAAGGGGCGCCCGAGCCTCGACAAGTTCAAGAACGGGTGCGAGACCCTTGAGAACTTCATCCCCCAGATCCAAGGCCCCGCCCGCAAGCGACCCGGCACCCGGTTCGTCGCCGAGGTCAAGGACTCCGCTGACGCCTGCCGGCTGATCCCTTTCGAGTACAGCACCACGCAAGCCTATGTGCTGGTGTTCGGTGATCTGCACATCCGACTCATCTTGGATGGTGGGGTCGTGGAGTCGAGCCCCGGGGTGCCCTACGAGGTCGTGAGTCCGTACACCGCGGCACAGGTGAGTCAACTCGAATACGCCCAGTCGGCCGATGTGATCTACATCACGCACCCCGACCACCCACCCTACAAACTGGCCCGGGTGAGCGCCTTGTCGTGGACCATGACTGCGGTCACGTTCGCATGGCCTCCGTTCAACGACGAGAACGTGGGCACCACGACCCTCACCGCTTCTGCGCTCACTGGGAACATCACGCTCACGGCATCCGCGTCGCTGTTCGTCGCGGGCGATGTGGGGTCGTACTTCAAGATCAGCGAGATCAGCGCCTC